TTAACACACTGAAGAAAGGCATACAGGTTGGCAAAGACCTGCAAGACATGGGTGGCACTATGGCTAAGTGGGCTGGTGCGATAGCTGATCTAGATTTTGCAGATAAACAAAACCAGAAACCCCCATGGTACAAGGCTCTAGGTGGTGGTGTAGAGGCACAAGCAATGGAGATCTTTGCAGCAAAACAGAAGGCTGCATCTATGAGAGCAGAGTTAAAAGACTTTATATCTGTGGTGTATGGACCATCTAAATGGCAAGAGATATTAGAAATAGAAGCAAAACTTAGAAAGCAAAAGAGAGAACATGAATACAGACAAATGGAAATCAAACAAACAATCATCGAATGGGCTACAGGTATTTTACTCTTTATTATTTCCGTTGGCCTTTTGTTCGGTTTTGTATGGATAGGAACTAGATAATGGCAAACCCAATCTTTCAAGAAATAACTGGTCCAACTTCTGAGGGGTTTACTACCTATTACAAAGTTGGTGACTCTACGTTTCAAAATAGATCAGATGCTGAAAGACACGCTAGAGAGATAGGTGCAACTATCCCTAGTGATCAACCTGTTGAGGAAGCACCACCTCCAGCAGAGGAACCACCAGTAGATAGTGGTCCTCCAAATTTGCCACCAATGCCAGACAGGACTGATGTATTTTTAAATGGTAATAATAGAAATCCCATAGGAGATGCTAGTTTTAACCTAGCTAAGTTCTCTGAAGACTTTATGCAAAAGTTTTCTACTGTTGGTGCAAGAACAGGAAAGTCTAGTCTTGATCTTGGTAAATTAAGAGATGCAACTCCTCAAGATATAGCTTTGTATGACTTAAATAAAGATGGAAAAATAGATGTTACTGATGCACTAGATATACAAACTGCTGGTGGAGCAACTCGAATAGGGGGAGAAAAACTACAATCAATATATAATGCAATTCACGATAACTCTGCTTTGATGGAAGAATTAGGTTATAGGTCTGACCCTAAAACATTCTTACTGGATGATGGCAGAACATTTACAGTTGACAACCCTACGTTAGACTCTTCTTACGAACAGACTGGTTTCTCAAATGCTTTCTTAAATGAAAACGCAGTATACTCTGGGTTTGATCAACAGGATGTATTTGATTATAGAGATCAAGATAAACCTAAAGACGATTTAACATTAGAACCACAGGTTGTTGTTCATTATGTAATGCCTGGATCAAATAGAATTGAAATGGCAAACACACCATCTCAAGTACCTAATGGGGCGGCTTTTTCAAGTATGAGTAGGCAAGAGGTAGAAAACTGGCTTAAACAAAACCCTCCTCAACCTGTGTTGTTTGAGTCACCTGTTGAAGAAGCACCTGCACAAGAGGAAGTAGTTACTTATGCTGACACTACACCACAGACTGCAGTACCAGAAGCAACTCAGACTCAGACAGAAGAAGTATTTAGTCAGCCAGTTACAACTGGTTATGATCCAACACCAACTACCACCACACCAGTAGAAACAACACCTACTACAACTGACACAGGACTTACTACTGCTGCTCCACCCCCACCAACTACAGACTACACCCCAGTAAGTGCTACAGTCGCTAAACCAGTATCTACTGCTGGTTTGGGTTCTGTGCCTACGTTTGGTGGTGGGTATCAACCAGGTTCTACTTTTCAACCACCTGAGTTAGATATTGGAGACAGTGGTGTACAAACTGTAACATATCGTAATGAAAGAGGGCAGCAAATTCCTGTTACTCTTAAGAATGGTCAACCTATTACTTATGTGCCACCAGGTTATGTTAGGCTAATGTCTGAGGGTGGTGCTGTTATGCCGCTAGAGTCAGAGCATAATTTAGCTAATAAGTTTCTCGGATACACTGGTGAGAAGTCTAGACCTGCCCTTGATAGTTTTTACAAGTCTAATCCTGGAGCAGCAGCACGTATGGGTGAATACCAAAAGGCTGTAACTGGTATGTCTTACGGTGGTTATACTGGTGGACCTGCAGAGAGAGGTAGAGGAGCACCTGCAGCTAGTCCTGCCCCTAGATCACAACCTGCAGCAGGTGTGGAGAGAGGTAGAACACAACAACCCAGAGTATCTACTCCTGCACCACAGGCGGCTACTCAAAGACCTAGTGCGCCTAAACCAAGAGATAGAGATGATAAACCCTCTCAGTCACAACAAATGCAACAGGCATTTGCAAAGTCTACTCCAACTACTCAAACTAAACCCTTACAATATTCTGACACACCTAGTAATAGAACAGAGGCACAACGCACTTCTAGCCGCATGAAAGAAAAAGGTGTAGAGTATACTTACACTGATGATAAAGGATCTGTTCTTGGTGAGGGAGACAGTCAAAAGTCTATCTTTGATGTGGGTAACCCTTGGGTAGATGCTTTTAAAACAGAATTAGATAATAAAAATTTATCTTATGATTATGTGGGTGATAAAATTATTGTACCTAATAGTTACATTGAAGAATCTAAAAATACAAAGTTTGGTATTTATCAAGGTAAATTTTTTATTAAAGGTAGAGATCCAATCTACGGTAATAAATTTGAAGTTGGTTTAAAGTATGATCCAATGAGTAATGAAACTCAGGGTTCTTTTGATTACTCTGTACCTTTTGATATAAAAAGTGTAATGGGTATGAACCAAGGTGGAATGGTTACTGGCTATCAAGAGGGAGGAGAAACCACAGATCCAGTAGAGGTTACAGATGAGGATGTTAGTGGCATAGGATATCAGGAAGACATAGTGCCAATGTTTCAAGATGTGGTGGCGCAGACTATGCAACCTATACAAGCACCTGTATCTTACCTATCACCTACTGCAGATCAGGACATAGGTTCTGGTGCTGGTCAGGTGAGTGATGTAGCACCGTATGCAAGTGCAGCAACTGTTGGAACAGTAGAAACAGCAATGACCCCTGGTGTAGCAGATACAGCTACCTATGGTGCTACTACTGCTGCTGACGCTGTAGGAGAATCACTAGAGGGTGCAGAAGCAGCAACAGGTGCAGTAAGTGAGGGTGCTCAGGTAGATGCGGCACAAGGCACTGTGTCTGATGCAGCTATGGTTGATGCGGCACAGTTTGATCCTGACTACATTAATAGAGTTAATGCAGGTGAGATGAATGTTACCTCTAGTCAACTTATAAATGCAGCAGGTCAGGATGAGGTAGCACCAGCAGTTAAGATAGCACAGTCCTCTGGTATTGATCCTGCAATAGCTCAACAAGCAACAGTGTCCGTAAATGAACTGCCAGAGGCTGCAACTATAGCAGAGTCTAATATGGCTCAAGCTAAGGTAGCACAGTCTGGTGGTTTACTTAGAGAAGAAGCTACAGCATATGCTGCAAAGTTAGATACCTTTAGTGTTGACAATGGCACACTAGCTAAAGCCATACAGGGTGAGGTGGGTGCTCTAGGGACTGTACAAGGTCAGCTAGAGAACTTGATGAGTCAGTTTGATGATGGTACACCAGCATGGGCTGCAGGGGCTATGAGAGCCGCTAATGCTGCTATGGCTGCAAGAGGGTTAGGTGGTAGCTCTATGGCTGGTGCAGCTATCCTACAGGCTGCTATGGAGTCTGCACTACCTATTGCACAACAGGATGCTCAAACGTTTAACCAGATGAACATGGGTAACCTTAACAGGAGACAACAGGTTGCTCTGACTAATGCTGCTGCACAACAGGGACTTGCTCTACAGAACTTGTCTAATGAACAACAGGTAGCATTGCAGAATAGTACAAATGCTTTTGCTCTGCAGACACAAGACTTGTCTAATATGCAGCAAACATTCTTGGCTAACGCACAGATAAAAGCGTCTTTGCAAGGGCAAAACCTTAGCAATCAACAACAAGCTAATTTAGTTACAGCAGCTAGGTACGCTGAAGTTGCTAACATGAACCTCAACAATAGGCAACAAACTGCCCTTGTTAATAATGCTAACAATCTGCAGATTGAGTTATCAAATCTGTCTAATAAACAACAGGCTTACTTGTCTAATGCACAACTTTCTGCAGCATTGCAGGGTAAGCAAATTGATAACCAACAACAAGCAGCAATACAAAATGCAGCTAGATTTTCTGAGGCTGCTAATATAAACTTTAATGCCCAACAGCAAGAACAGCTACACAACTCAGAGCTTATGAAAACTATTGGTTTAGCCAATCTAACTAATACTCAGGCTGGTGTATTGCAGAATGCTGCTACCATTGCTGGCATGGATATGGCTAACCTAAATAACAGGCAACAGGCTGCAGTGCAGAATGCTCAGAGTTTCTTGCAGATGGATATGGCTAATCTTTCTAATGAACAGCAGACTGCGATGTTCAAGGCACAACAGAATGTACAAGCATTGTTTACTGACCAGGCTGCTATGAATGCTGCATCACAGTTTAATGCAACCAGCGAGAACCAAACCAATCAGTTCTTTGCTTCATTGGCTTCACAAACTTCACAGTTTAATGCAACACAAACAAATGCTATCAATCAGGCTAATGTTAGTGCGGTAAATTCTGTTCGTCAGTTTAACTCTAACCTACAGAACCAAAGGGATCAGTTTAATGCTAACAATGGTTTGGTGGTGGCACAAGCTAACGCACAGTGGAGACAAAATCTTGCTACTATTAATACTGCTACACAGAATGAAAGTAACAGGGATTTTGCTAAGACGATGAATGCGATGACATCTAAGAATATAGATGCTGTATGGCAAAGAGAAAGAGACATTATGTCGTTAGCCTTTCAAACTGCTGAAAGCAATGCAGACAATGCAACGTCAATTATATTACAACAGATGGCTGCAGAGGCGACACTAACAGCAGCAGAACTTCAGGCCAAAATAGAAGCAACACAAAGCACTGGTAACTTTTTGTCTGAAGTGTTCTTAAAAATTATAGACTTGTAAAGAGGTAAACTATGGCAAGATTAAGTGATGCATTAGATATTGCAGAGCCAGGTAGAAAAACTGGGGGTTTGGGTACAAAACCAAAACCATTGGACGTAGGGTCTATGATGGAAGGTGAGATGAGTAAAGTAAAAAGATCTGCCCAAGAAAACTCTTTAAAGAACACCAGAAAAAAATTAGCTCAGTGGGAAAACAACTGGGAGACTTCGATAGATGATTCCTTTGAACAAGAGGTTCCAGAATTAACAAAAAAGAAAAGTGAGTTATTTGGTTCTACAAATATGAAGGCCAGTGGTAAAGTGCCTGGAGATAATCTTGTAGATTTTGTTAAATCGTTTGAAGGTTTTTCTGCTACTCCTTATAAGGATGTTGACAGGTTGACCATAGGTTATGGCAGTAAAGCAAGTGGACCCAATCAAAAGATTGATGAGGATAAAGCAGTAGAGATGTTAAAGGCAGACTTATCTACAGCCAGAGGTTTTGTTGAGTCAGCTAATAAAAAATATAATTTAAATCTAAATGAAAATCAGATACAAGCCCTCACCAGTTTTACTCAGAATGGTGGACCAGGTATGTTAAATAAATTACTTGACAACGGCAACAGGGGTGTTGAGGAAATAGGGGAATCAATAGAACTGTATAATCAATCTGCTGGTAAAGTTTTAGAGGGTTTAAAAAAGAGAAGAAACGCAGAATATAATTTATTTAACTATGGTTTTAATAAGGAAGAAGAATAATGAGAGCATTACAAGCGGCAATTCCTGGGCAGTCTTTAACAGATGAACCTAGAAACTTTCCTTGGGAAAGGCCACCTGAAATTGTTGATCCAGATGAGGCAATACGTTATCACATTGATAGGGTATCTAAGGAAGATGTAATAGATAATATCTTTTTTGCACTGGAGTTTGGTGTGCCAGTAAAAAACTTGACTGATTCTTTGATGACTGGTGCTGTAGCAAAAGGTATACACAGTATTGATGTTAGTATCATTGCTGCACCTATTGTAAGAAAGTTTATTAGCAAGGCTGCTGATACTGCTGGTATAGAGTACAAAGAAGAATTTGAAGTTGATGATAAGACAAGTCCTATGGATAGGGCAGCAATACTTGTTAGTGCAGCTATGGCTACTCCAAAAGAAGAACAAGATGAAGGTTTTGAACTAATAAAAGAAGCAGGTGAGGCTGCTCAACAACAAGCAGAACCACAAGAAGAAGTAGTGGAGGGGACTAAAGACATGGCTCCACCAAAGCAAGGTTTAATGGCGAGGGTATAAGATGTTAGGTGCAGTTTTAGCAGGAGGTTTTCTGGGTGGTCTAGCAGAGAACATGAGAGAGAACAGAGAGTATGTCAGGCAGAAGTCTGATGCTATGCAGGAGTACTTGTGGAAAGCTGGGCTTGAAAGGCAACAAGAAGTAAAAAAACAAAGAAGTGCTTTAACAACAGCAGTTGACTATTTAGATTCAAAGGGCATGAGTAAAAATAAAATAAGTGCTTTGCTTGAAAATGATCCTAGAGAACTATTAAGATTAACTAACATTGCGATGACTGCAGAAAAAACTGGCCCTGTAACTGGAGATATGCTAGATAGTTCTGTCGATCTTTCTGCAGACTATAAAGAATCTGGCATGACGCCATCTGAATTAATTAAGTCTGCTACAGTAGAATTTGTAGAGGCTGGTGAACTAAGAAAACCAGAGGAAGTGCAGAAAAATATGTTGCAAAAAATATTTGGAACAACTGGCACAGAAGAAATAATGTATGATGTATACTCTTCAGATATTATGGGCAGAAAAGGTGCAGACATACAAGCAAGCATTAGTGCTCCTATATTAAAGAGAAGAGTGGGAGATACAGTTACAACAGATTTAAGTAAATTTCAACAGCTAGAGGGATCAGATGTTTTAAAAGTTCAAAGAGAACTTATTAATGAATATGATACACTTTTAGAAAATAATATAACGAAACTCAGAACACAGGCAAGTAAAGCACAAGCAGATCAAAATACTGCAGAGGTAATTCGTTTGCAAAAAGAAATAGATAAACTACAAGAGATACAAGATATTGATAGTTCAAAAGAAAGATTTAATAAAATGTTAGTTGAACAAAGTGTTGGTTTTGATATTGCACAACAATACTTTGATCAGTACCCAGAAATTTTTAGAGATCAACCTATATTTATAGATCAAAATCTTTTACCTTTTGTATCTGGTGAAGAAGAGTATGATTTTACTACAACATCTCCCTCTCCTAATATACCTGAACCACCTGAAAATCAGGTAAGTTATCCAGATATCACCATACAGCAGGGGCAAGATCCCTTGACACAGGCAAAAAAGTTTTTTAGTAAAAGAGGTAACAGGGGTAAAAATATTGTTGATGTGATCATGCCTGATGGGTCTAGAAAAACATTTATTAAAAAAGATGGTACAGTAAAAGAAAAGCCATAAAGGTAAAATAATGGGTAAAATATCTCAATCAGAATATGATGCACTGTTTACTGAAGATGACTCTGGTTCTTTGAGAGATCAGTTAAGTCGGCAGGATAACTATAAAAAAATTCAAGCCTATATGGAAGATCGTTTTAGTATGACTGAACAGGATTACGAAAAAGACGAGATAATAGATTCTTTTGTAAACAACATGCGTAAATTTAATTTTGGTCAATCTGTTGTGACAGTCACTGAACTATCTTACTTAAATAAAGGTGATGGTCCATCTCTTGCAAAAAGACGTAAGATAGCAGGAGATGCTTACAACGTATTTGATAGTTTAGATGGTGCGTTTAGTAAAGATAGAACTCTTGGTGAGAAAGTAGATGCCGTTGGTGATTATGCTCGTGCTTTAATTGTAGACCCAGTAAATATTTTAAGTCTTGGTGTTGGAAAATTATTTGCATCTGGTGCTACAAAGGCTGCGACACAGATTGCAAAAAAGGCTGCAATAGAAGCTGCAGAGGCTGCTAGTAAATCTCTTGGTGTCAAGGCTGTATCTAAAAAAGGACAAGAAGAGATTGCAAGACAGGCACGTAAGGCTTACACAGAAAAGATATTAAAAGATGCTAGTTATAAGACTGCTGCAAATAAGGCATTACAAAAAGAGGTGATTTATTCTGCTGGATTTGATGCTGCTGCTGGTGTCGGTTTAGAGGCCATGAATCAAAAGGCTCGTATGAAGGCAGATACTTTAAAAGAGTATGACCCTTTAGCAATGTTCCTTAGTGCTGCTGGTGGTTTAACTGGTGGTGGTCTAGCTTTTGCTTTGAATAAAACAAGGGGGGTATCTAAACTTCCTTTATATTCTCAGCTAGTAGACAGATCAGAACAGATTGTTTTGACCACTAGACAAGCAGAGATGGATGAAGCTGCCAGAGTTTTTGATGCTGCAAAAGCAGTAGAGGCAGTAGATGTAAAAATTGTTCAAGACGGTGCTACTAAACTTTCATCTTTTGCTGAACAGTGGGCAGAAAGAACTGCAGAGGGACTTAATTTAAAAATAGCTAATGAAGAAATAAAGGCAGATACTTATGATGCAGCCTATGATTATAATTTATTACGTTATTTTTATCTGGGAGATGGTAGTGAAGTAGGTGGATTAAAAGATATTTTATATCAAGCTGGAGTAAAACAATGGACTCCCCGTGGAAAAGATGATAGATTTAATCTATACCTTGGGGATATATATGATGAATTAGATAAATCAACAAAAGATTCTATACAAGAGTCCTATGATAGTGTGTTTAAAAATGCCATAGGATCTGAGTTTAAAAATTTATCTGTGGAAGAATTTTTAAAAAGAATGTCTGGAAAGGCAAAAAGGGCTGGTGAAACTTTAACATTATCTAGGCAACTAAATGCAGGTCTTGATGCATCGGCAAAGGCAGGTTTAAAAGGTAAGACTTTACCAGAACTTACTAGTGAACAAGCCGTAGATATTATTCTTGATCCTAGTAAAAAGGGTGTGTGGAAAAACACAAAAGAATTTACAAGCAATTTTCAAAAGAATTTTATTAAATATCTCGTTATGCATCCTGGAACTACGGCATTAAATATAAAAGGTTGGGTACAAGCATCAACAATGCAATCATTTTCTGATATGATACAAGCTACTTTATATGGTGGTGGTGCTTTTATATCTGATGTGGTTGGTGGTAAAACTACTGCTAATGTTTATAGAAACAAATCTAAACAACTTGTTAAATTACAATTTCAGAAATTTAAGAATATAGTTGACCCTTACTCAACTTATGAAGCGGCAATGGATTATTTAACTTTTAGACCAGAAGCACGTAAAGAATTATTTAGGTACATTTATGGTGGTGTTGAAGTTAATGATGTACTAAAAGAATTAGAATTAAACCCTGGCGAAAAACTTTCTAGAACTGGCTTTGAAACACTGACTAATAGTTTACAGACTTTATATGGTGTTAAAGTACAAGACTTTTTATCTAAAACACAAGAATTTATGTACGCTTTAGATAAACAAGTTAGGTTAGAATATGATATGTCCTTGAATGATTTTATGGCTCAAGACAATGTTTGGGAATATTTATCTGATGCCAAGTCTGACTCATATAAAAAGTTTTTAAAGATAGAAACTACGGCTGTTACAGATGCATTAGATAATTCTTTCTCAAGATCTTTTACTGATCCTGCCAGAGCTAGGAGAGGAAATCCAGTAGCAATATTTGCAGGTGCGGTAGAATCTATGAGATTAATACCTATTGTAGGTGCAGTTGCTCCTTTTGGACAGTTTTTTAATAATACTCTTGCATTTACTGCTAGACACACTGGGGCAACCATGTTGTACAGAGCAGCCATAGGTAAAGAGCAGGATGTATTTGAAGGGATATCAAGAGCAGCAGCAGGGTATATGGCGCTGGGGGCCATAACCTACAGAGAGATGGACAATCTAGAGAAAAATCTTGCTTGGCATGAAGAAAGGCAATCTGACGGACAGATAGTCAGTAGGCAGTATGACTTTCCATATAGTCATTTTAAAATAGCTGCTAGAATAGGTGCTCACATGATCAGAGATGGTAAGATACCTAATGATTTAAAAACTGTGTTTTTTGAGCAGGTTGGTCTTGAAGGTTTCATCCGTAATCTTGGGGATCAAGGACGCATACTTAGTAACTTAGTGGGTAACATGGTAGAACTTGATGGAACTGAAGCGGTAAAAGGTTTTGGTGAACTTCTAGGTAGTGCCTTTTCAATGTATAGCTCTGGTTTTACTAGATTTGCTGACCCTGTTAATCAAGCTGTTGGCCTTTACAAAGGTGAAGATTATGTTTACGCAGATAAAAGACAAGGTAGTAAGGCTTGGAATGATTCATTAAGATACGTAGATCAAATCTTTGGAAAACTTGCAGGTGTTTCTCAAGAAGAAAAAAAGTTTGCTACACAAGAGGATTCTCCCTCTGCTCCAATAGGTAGGGTTGTGGGATTTAGAGCAGTTGAAGCACCATCTACAATAGAAAAGTTATTTAATGATATTGGTAAATCAAATTGGAAAACTGGTATATACTCAGAACCTGAGGCCGTTAATATAATTAACGACTATATCTTTCCCTACTTGGAGCTTTACGCAGATGCTGCTGTTGCTAACAGGTGGGATGAATTACCTTTGGAGCAAAAAGAAGAAAGTATAAGTATTATCCTTAGGGAAGCTAAAAAAGATGTGAAAGAAATACTAAAATATAGTGATAAAGATGAGCCTAGAAAAGCAGGAGTTATTTTTGATATAACAAACAGTGGTGTAAAAAAAGAAAAGTTAAGAGAATATTACGAAACTTTTGGAACGTCAGAAGGTAATCTGTGGGAATTAGACACACCACAGTTAGAACTAATATTATCTTTTATAAAGGATGAATCATTTAGAAAGAAACTATTTGAAAAATCTAGGGGGTTAGATTAATCCTCTAACATGTAGTCAGCCCACTCGTATGCTTCTCTTTTTATGTCAGCCTTTCGTACACCACCATGAGACTTAATAATCAATGCAGCCATAGCCTGTCCTGCAAAGTATCTGCGAACACTAAGATTGTTAGCTTGTCTCGTTGGCTTCTTATTATTTAGTTCCTGATATGCCTTGGCTTCTGCCTCTAATTTCGTCAACTTTTTCACGTTGCTTCACCTTTTTTAAATTATCAAAGTAGGCTTGGTTAAAACCAAATTGCCAGTCTCTGTGTCTTTTAAAACTGTAGTGATGATGATAGGGGTTGTTTAACCTACCATCACCAAAGTCACTTTTACCCTGATCATATGGAGTCATTTTCTTATTTCTTTCATTGTTTCTATCATTTTTTCTAGATACCATTTTGCTTTCTCCATGTCCTCTACTGGGTTACCTTTGTATTGGTGTCTGTGTTGATACTTGATTACATTACCATGACAATACCCTTTGAACTCCTCTTTTGTTAGCACCTGTTTAATGTAGTCGATACACTCCACCCCATCTCTCAAAGTATAATGGGGTGGGCTATTGACAGTATCAAACTTCTTGTTAGTCTTCTCCTCAAAGATTTCTTTAGCAGTCTTACGTGGCACATCACACCTCTAATAATTCTGCTTCAGTGTAGGGTATATGATAGAAAGTTTCGGACTCATGCACCCTAGCAAAGTCTGGTTTACGCATAGTGTCATCTGTCATCTGTGTAGCTTTAACTTTCCATGCCTTGTCATACTCAAAGTTAAAAACATAGAAGGAGAGATTTTCTATTTCGTCTTTATACTTTTCTATAAGTCTTTTCTTTCTACCTGGTATCCTAAGTTCTTTCCAAGAAAAAGGCCAGCCACTTTCAGGTGTGACTTTGTATTTCTTTTTCTTTAGGTAGTCCTTCCCCCACTGTGCTTTACGCTCTACTTCATGATAGTATGTAGCCCCATCTTTTTGAGATACAATATCAGCATAATAGTTTTCGTGTGATGAAACAATCTCATGTCCTTCTGACTTAAGCATCTTTACTAAGGCTTTTTTGGATGGTGCATCAACTTCATCATACACATTTTTTTGAAACGGTCTAACGTAAGGTTTCATTTATTAGGCTCCTATGTCCACTACTTCACAAACGTCACCAGTACAAGCTAGGTGCTGACTAGACTTGGTGGTGTCCTCTTCTTCATACTCTGAAAGTTTACTCCAGTCAATAGTTTTTGGCATACAACTGTACAAAGTTTTGTAATCTGTTGCAGATATGTCCTGATATGGAGCCTGTTGGTAGGTGTGTTCATTGTATGGTAGGAAGGATACACCTGACATTTCATCGAAGTGTTTGTGTACAAATGCACCGACCTCAAACCATTCATCAGGTTTTACATTGACAGTAATACTTGGTTTGTGACAACACCAGTGTCTTTGATAAATTAACCAAGTCTCTAACTGTTCGATAGCCGTAAGATTTTCTGTAACTATAGCACCATCAGGGGCTTTGATAGGAAAGCTAAACACAGTTGTTACATCAGGCTTCATTATATCAGGTTCACTAGGGATACCCTGATCCTTCATAAAGGTGGTAAGAGGGTCTTTGTTATCTCCCCTAACGGTTCTAATGTAATGACGTGAATAACGTGGATGTATCCCAGAGGCACTATCAACTAATTGGGATACTGTTCCACTGGGTTTGACACAGGTAATAGCTGTTGACTGGGGAATATCCAAGCGATCAGCCCACATAGCATTAGAATTAACAGCAATTTCACGTAGATGTTCAAGTGTTTTATCAAGACCTTTGTTCCTTCTTGTCAATAGTTTATTATCCATTATCCCCGTGAGTGACACACCCAACAGTCGCTCTTCTTCTGTATTACGCTTCCACACTTTTCGCAGGTATGGGAACTTGGTGTAGGTGGATTGAATTGTTCCCAGAATTGTTGCAACACGTACCTTTCTCTCAAGATCGTCAATGTTATCTGTAGACCTAACAACAACTTCTGTAAGGTTGCAGAACTGATACGGCCTAAGTATGATTTCACTGCATGGATTAGTACCAAAATCCCAGTTAGCATCACGTCTACCATACTTGTTAGCTTGTTTCTTAGCTGCTTCACGGTTGAATATCCCACGTTCTCCACTCCCTGATTCTACCAGAGAAGTCCATTCACGCATGAAAGACATAGCATCTGGTTTTTCTGTGTACGCTACAGAGTTGTTAGCTAATGCTCTGTGAGGATCATTCTCCCACCATGCACCTGACTTAGCATGACGCATACGATCATCAGACAAGTTAGACAAACTAATCATTGCTGACCTACGTACACCACCCATTACAATTACTTCACCAATCTTACACATGATATCGTGGCACTGCATACTAGATAGCTTGTGACCCTGTGCCTCTTTGAACGTGTGTATAGTAAAGTTAAATAGATCCACCAGTGGTCCAGGGCCAGAGGCTCTACCACCAAAGGTCTTTAGTCTTGCACCAGCAGGACGAACTTGGGAGACATCCCACTGAGGTATCTCCCCACTATAGAGGAGTGCTATCAATTGTCTGAACGCTTTTGCCCAACCTTCTTTACTGTCCTTGACGACAATGGTTGTTTCACTGTTGAAGAGGTCTGGTATGTCGGGGAGCTTGCTGATGAACTGTCTCTCAACGGAGAACCCGACACCAGTGCCACACAAGAGGATGAACATAGCCTCATCAAAACTTTTTGGATCGTCAACAGGTAGATAGCTGCAGTTGTAGCCAGCAGTATTATCACGGCTCAAAGCTGGTCCTGCAGTCATCATAGCCCTCATAGAAGGCATAACTTCTAATCCAAGTATTGCATCACGTATTTGATTTACGTAACTATCATCGCCTATTACTGGTCTGATGACATTATCCATATACCTCTCAACTGTCTCAGACCACTCTTCTCTTCGCTTCTCTTTATCAAGCCAACGTGCATACCGTGACTTATGTATGAAGGCTTGATACTCTGTAGGTAAATAATTATTCATAGCTTTCCCTGTTCTGCTATCTATCATCGGTAAGTTTTCTTTATCCCAGTTCTCTATCTCTTCAAGAGTCAGCACTATCTTCTCCCTGATCTAGAGAACCTTTTAAACGATTAACAATTATCTCCCCCCTAGTTTTTACAGAACTGAGTTGATAATTTAATTGTTGTTGGATGTTGGTGTTGTATTGTAACTCCATTACCCAAGAGTTTTGTTCTTCCGAGAAATCAGAAGTGTCGTATTCTACATCATCAATAGTTAGTTTAGTCATGTTTTATTACCTCACATTTTGTTATTGTAACATCGTCTATATCATATAATGCAGACTTAATCAAGTCTTTTATTACATCACAGTTGTCTCCAGATACTTCTAAAAAGTTAGCATCTTTATCTATCATTAGGTTCATTGTAATCTCATAGGGAAAACCTAAGTTATACTCCTTTTTCTGCATTAGTCAATCCTTTATTATAACTTTACGTCATATACTCCTTATACTTATCTTCAACAATTAAAGGCTCTATAGATTTAGAGAAATGTTTTTGCCACTCGTAAGCATGATCCATAGTTTCAAACCAAAAGTTAACAGGTTGTATTTTACCATCTATCTCTGTTTTACAAACCATAAACCAACCTGCATCCTCTGGCAGATTATCTTCTTCATCTACTTCTTTTATGTCTACTGGTCCTTCTAGTATTCCCCACACTTTTATTGACATTCCAACTCCTTAATAGTTGGGCATAGTGATCTAGTCCTACCATCACCAGCCAAGGTTTACGATCTGATCTGTAGCATACAACTGGCTCACCCTTATTATGGGAGGACGCTTGTTCCATGTAATTGTATGCTGTTTGTAGTCCTGTCTTTCTTCTCTTTACTTCTATTGATAGCGGTAACATTTTTCTAGCTGCAGGTGATAGCTGTATGTCCTCACCAGTATCACCCATAACACATCCCTTAATATCATCTGGTTCTAACTCAGGAAAAGTCTCCAGCAGCTTGTCTCGTATTTCATTTTGACCAAGCCTACCTTTTTGTTTTGCTGCCTTGCTCATAACCACTTAGGTTTTTCAATGATGGTGTAATCACCCCAGCCTGTGTCATACTCCATTGCATCCTCTGCTTTTGCAATAATGGCTAGTGTCTTGTGTAATTTATCAGTAGCCCACTCCATGATTTCTGGACCCATAACATGTACATGAGCTATGTATGGGGCTGACTTTTCACAGGCTATGAAATTAAACTCAGTCACATCATAGCCAGCTAACTGACAAGTATAGACATAATGAGCACCCTGTAAAAAGTATCCATACTTTACACAATCTTTTAGGAAACCAGATGGACTTGCATCCTGTGTAGTTTTAATATCAAATACTGTGTCTCCCAGTAAACGATCTGGTCTTGTCTTGAGAAGTAGTTTTGATACTGGGTCTTCTACAAATATACTAGCCTCATTCATCCCATCTGGGTCATTCAAGATACTAGCACATAGAGGATTATCTAATACACCATTAGTGATACAGTTAGCCACATTAAACTCCACCTCAGTAAGTAACACCTGATCCTCAGTTAGTTTTTCTTTCATCTCCCTAAATGCTACACTGTTCTTAGTCTTTGGACCTTTGACCACCAAGTTACGATCTTTCTCTAAAAGATTAGCGTGTACTGCATTACCCATGGCAAAAGCTGGGTTGTCAGGATTACGCTTCTCGCCCTTCCAATGGGCGACAGACTTCTTGTATACAGACTTGACTGCACTAGAAGAGATACCAGCCGCCAGGTGGTATTCTTTGTTGGACATTGTTTTTGTGTATTTGTTTCCGTCTGGTTCTAACATATTTAATCCTATCAAAGTTGGGGGTGAGCGATAAGGAACCCACCCCCTAGTTGGCGCTTAGAAGAGTATCTGTTCTTCTACTGGCGCTGGGTCAGGCTTAATTGTAGAGGGAGGAGCACCACCACTTGCCTGTTGGGGTTGGGTGTTGTATTCAACATGATCCAACACCATCACCCTGTCTAATCGTGAGCCAGCATGTTTTCTTTTTGTATCAAAGAAAGTAATGTCTGCCTCCACCATAGATCCATTACCTATAACACCATCCTCTTGTAGGCTCCAAGGTGTTCCGTCTGCCTTAGTAACCACAGGTGGTCCACTGTTGAAGTCGTAAGCTGTTTTAAACCTACGTTCAAACCTAATCTTCTTACCCCTACCCTGTGGATCAGGCTTAGGGTTTCTTCCACAACCTGCTGCAGCCAATCGGTTTATATCCTCGTCCTGCATAATTAAATCAATAGTACAAGCACCATCAAACTCTCTGAAGGCTCCATCGTATCCTTCCATATCACGGTTTTCAGGGAAGACTTTAGCCCACTCTGCGATACCTCTCACTGTCACTAATCTTGATCCCATCTTATTCTCCTTTCTAATGTATTTCAGAATAGTTGTTACCGTATTGCACATCAATACCCAGTGTAACATTTAACTTAAGATCTTCATTTAGCTTTTCAATAGCTGCTTGAAGATAATTTGTGTGTAAGTTCTCTTCTCCTTTTTTAACTACGTTGATTGATTCATCGTGGAATTGTCCTACGATATTAGGTCTTGCTGCCCTGTAGTATGCAACCCACTTATCAAAACAATAAGCACCAGTGCTTTGATTGATAGTTGAGAATGCATCCTTCTCATATCGTAGGCTATGCCAAAACTTACTGACTGGATTTTGTACCCACTTATCATTACCAATACTACGTATCTCTTGGTTATCTACAAACTCCTTTACTGACCAGTTACGGTTCCAGTAGGCACACAATAAATCTTGTGCATCATCCTTAGACATACCTGTTTCTCTGGATAGTTTGGCAGAACCAATACCATAAGTAGCAGAGTAGTTTACTACCTTAAAGTGCTTACGTAATTCTTTTAGTTGTGGCATGTCACCCCTGTTGTATCTGTCTATATCACTCTGTGTAACATATCCTGAGTGTCTTGCCAAGTCTAAATGTGGATCAAATTCAGGTTGTGACATTTCTGCCACATAGTCAGGATCGTAGTCATACATATAGTGACGCTTACATGTATCCTCTAAAGATGTCATGTCTGCCCCACATAATACACTACCCTCTGGTGCAATCAAACATCCACGTATCTCTTTACCCCAAGGCTTGTCCACGCTAGGCAGATTAACCAGGGGCTTGTTGTGTTTAAATCGTAGAGTATTAGTGAGTCCACTAATTTCTGCCTTAACATATCCATCACGTTCACAGGATACAAAACCCTCAAGGATACCAAGTCTGTGTTGTATTATAGTTAGTCCCTCAAGAACATTTACCACTGGCTCTTTTTGTGCCAACCGTATTACAGATGGTGTGAGTTCTCCATTCTTTCTGACTTGCGGTATTGCCCTGTCACCATCATACTTGTGATAGCATGGCTCCCAGCCAAGGGAAGTCAACCACTCCTTAACTTGATCTGAGGAGTTTGGGTTAGCTGGTTCAACACCCTTAACTACAGTTACGTTCTTATCATAGTCATGGGGTAAGTCATTGGCATCTAAAAGATCATACCACTTCTTACCATTAGCTGACAAGGAACCATCCTTCTTTGTTAGTACTTTGGGTTTAGACTTCTCAGTCATAACCTTACGCATTGGCATAACCTCAGTAAGTTCTGCAACCTTTTGCTCTTGCAGAACCTTTAGTTGTGATATACAACTTTTTGCCTTGCTAACATCTAGTCTCCAACCCTGCATCTCTGCCTCTCTAGCGCAGTCCATCTTAAACGACAGGTAACGAAAGAACCTGTTTAGTTCTGCCTTGTTATTCTTATAAAGAAACATAAACTTCTTAAGTAAATCCTGCCACAAGATCCAATTTATTTTTACATCCTGTTCGCAACGGTGTGTGTATTCTTCTAGTGTCAGGTTTCTCCAGTCATTAATCTCTGGCTTGGGTATGCCATAGTCATCACCAAAGTATTCAAGACCATGACGTGACCTATCAAAGTTTACCACCCATGACATAGGTAGGGTGTCAAACAGTTGAGCCTCTATCTTAATGCCAAGTATCTTCTCAAGAACTGGTATGTCATAACGGATAATATTGTGACCAATCAAACCCTTCTCCCTGCATAGTATCCTACGCATGTAGTCATAGTCATCAGTAGTCATAACCTCTGATCCATTACGAGTGTATGACAGGCAGTGTATCTTTGTCACATCCTCTAGTAAACCATCAGTCTCAATATCAAAAAGTATCATGCAGCGTCCTTCACATTATATGGTGCATCCTCAGTCAGGATGGTCGTCTGTGGATTGTAGTATAGTGACCCTGCCATACCTAACTTGGCAAAGGGTCTGTTCTTATCCACAATAAAGTTAGTAGTGTTCTGTATTATTTCATCCTCTGATTCAACATCCCTTTGTATCTTTAAACATATTATTGCTTCCTCTTCAAGAGAAGATGCATACTTAGTTCTACCATCATCATTAACCTGTGATATAAATATCACACCAATGTTTAGTTCTTTGGCTAATTGTGCCATGCGTGATGCTAGTGTGGTCAGTGTACTGGTAGCACCATCAACACCAGTATTAGATAAGTATGCAAGGCGCTGGGCATGGTCTACGAATATATAGTCAGCACCAAACACAGTAGCAGCAGTCCTAGTGTGATCAAGAAGTTTAAGCGGGTCATCGTGGCTCCTCATCTCAAAGATTATTGTCCTGTTGTTTTCTGTATCAGCAGCAGTCTGTGCGGCCTTCACCACATCATCTAAACTAACATTGTTTGTTTCTGCATCATCATTGGTACGCACATTGCAGCCTAGATGGTATGTCGCCATTGCACGATAGGTGGTCGATTTCATTTCTTCCATGTGTAGCAGGGCTATGCGTGTGTCTGGTGTGCGTAGTAACCCATTCTCAAAGTATCGTATCACCTCAGTCTTACCTGTACCCCTAGGGGCTTTGATGAATGTTAAACCACCCTTTACCAACCCTCTTATCTTTTCATCAATACCACTGTGTCCTGTGGGTGTGTAAGAGTATGGGTTCTCTGTTCGTATAGCTGCATCCACATCTTCATCACTAATAAAGAAGTTATCAGGAGAATACTTCTGAGCCTTACGTGCAGCCCACATTAACTCTTCACCATCACCAGCAGTCAGAAAGTCATTAGCATCCTTGTGTTTAGACATTGGCACATAGTAGAACTTGTCTGGTATTACAGCATACAATTTATCTGCTGCTGCCCTACCTGCTGCATCAAGTTCTCCTGCATATATTACCATCTTATAAGAACTTAAGTAGTCTAGATTATTTTGCAAGAACTTGTTGCTGATTGATGCACTAGGTAGAGACTTAACAGGAAACTTCTCACCTAAAATCTGATACAAACTTGCTGCATCAAACTCACCCTCAGTAAGATACAATCGTTCACTTGTGCCAGCATTAAACTCAGGGCCAAAGAGGTAGGCCATACCTGCACCCACATCCTTCTGCCAAGTTTTCTTTTTGTCATCATAGGATCTGTACTTGGTGGTGTGTGGATACTTGTAGGCATAACGAACAGGCTTACCATCCTCTCCCAACTGTAGTTGTATCTGGTACAACTGACAGACCTCTGGTTTGATACCCCTTATACCCTCATAAGTCATACTCTTTATGGGTATATCCATAATATTTCTCCTCTCTTTTACTGGGTATTCTTCTTTTGCCCAATCGAATGTGGGTTCCTTACTTGGATACGAGTTACCACAGGAGTGACAGTAGCCGTAGCCATCCTCATTCCAGTTGAAAGCATCACTAGAACCGCACTCTTCAAACGGACAGGCTAAGTGTGGTGTATCACCTTCTGCCATAAATAAATCTCCTTATCTTTACTAACACAACCAGTTACTCGTATAGTTCCCCACCGTCCCCATCATACCACATCTGATTTAAATCTTGTGGTTGCACTCTCTCATGTGCGAGTTTGTTTGCTTTTGATTTTTCTTTAGCCCTGTTACGTTCTGATTTATCAAAGGGTCTGATCTTTGTTAACACCTCCGCTTGGTGTCCACTAATTTTAACAAGAGCAGCCCATGAAACAGGAAATAGTTTTTGCATCTCGTCACTAATTTGTGTGGCAACCAATCGTGTTTCATATTGTGTGTCACTGGCACAACGCAGGTTACACATATCAGCAAAGGCATCAAGGCTACCAGACCAGTACCACTCAGTCATGGTAGACTGTGGCAACACCATACGTGCTTGTTCTGGACAGACCTTTTGATGTAAAAGGTATTCGTATTTATGCTTTGCACTTACCATATCTCTTTCAAAGCGAATACGTAAGTTTTCAGAGTTTATAACCTCCCCTGACCCTTGTTTTTTATTTTTAACTGCTTTGCGAAACTCAGGGATATAGAACTCAGGCTCACTGTCCACATACCTACGACTAATCTCATTCCATCGTAGGAACTTATGCTTTACTAACTGCCTAGCGACAAAGATAGGAGCCTTAACGTGGAAAGAAGCAAAGCAGTGACCAAAGGGTGATGTGTGTCCATGCTCTGCAAGATAGTGTATCAATCTGTAATCCTCTTGCTCTTGGTACACATCACGCTTTTTACCAAAGGATACCCTAGCAGCATTTACCACAGTCAGGTCTTCACCCATGTGATCTATGTATGTTGCCTTAATCATGTTCACCACCAAACATTCTGCCACTAGTTACATTGTCGGTAGGATCTATTTTAGATTTTTTCTCAGCCTCTTTGTAAACCATTGCGGTAATAAATATACCTCCAATCAGTAGAGAATGTCCCATACCACTGATAGCAAACCAGAACATATTACCAATCCACAGTGCGAATATTGCACTCCACATGTACGCCAGTATCTGAAAGACTGCATGTGCAGCCATTGGGTCTAGTCTTTGAATGTGACGCAACGGAGAATCCTGTATTGTCATCACACTGTTCCATGTCTCTTTGAATAAATCAAAGATACTAACAATGCTCAAAGGTACAACCTTTAATTTGTCACTCATTTTTTACCCTTTGTATTTAAGTTCATTGGTGAGTATGCTTCACCGTTATACTGAGAGCCTGATTTATCTGGCCCTGTTTCAACACCACTATTACAACCAAATACAACCACCATCAAAAATATAGTGCTGTAAATGAAAGCCCTCTTAGACCACAGAATAAACAGATCAAAAGTTTTTTCTGCTTCTATCTGTGCTGCTTCTCTAGGCGTCAACTTTACCCTCCTGTTTGTTTTTCAATCCCTGTAATTTATTAAACTCATTTTGATCTATGCAGTTAACCATCTCTACTGCACCAGGTAGCATACCATTGTACGCCATCATAAGACCGTGAACGTAATTCATTATACTTGTTCTGTCAGTCAGTGTGACCCTACATTCAGCTTCAGTATTATAAACTGGGTTTGTAAAAACAAACGTGTCTCTTGTTCCATCTTCATTCCAAGATAAAAAGAATACTATTGCATACCACTTCATCGTAAGAAACTCCAAACACCTATATCAGGCCAAAATAAAAGGTTAATTATTATTGGCACACCTAAAATTAAAAAGGCACACACTAGGAAGGCACCAAAGGCACCCTTTATGTGGTATTGTTCACTCATCATTCTTCCTCCAAACAAAAACTGCACCATGTATTCTTAGTTGGTGCTCCACAACTAACACACTGGTATTTATCCTTGCAGTGTGGGCAAGTCTGATGCTTTTTCCAGTTAAATATTTCTTTACACCAAGGGCATTCAACAATGTCAAACCTTCTCATGCTCGTCTGCCTCTGAGTGCAAAGAACAAACCACCCACCCACAGTAACACATGTAAGTTATCATACAGCAAAACATCCAACAGGCTATCGGGTTCACCTATCCATATTACACCTGTCATAATACAACAAATAACTATACCACTAAACCTTGTTATTACATCCTCTACCCAAGGGTGGTCTAGGTGTAGGTAAGTAAAAGCTACCAGCCCACCTACCAGTAATCCTATACCTGCTCCTAGTTCTCCATATGCAGCGAACCACCACACGATATATGGTAAATCAAAAGCACTAGCATCGTCAACACTAATCGGAAACTTAGACAAACCCTGTTGTATAAATACAATAGCCAAGGGTATCCTCAGTAACCAGTGACTAAGACAAAACTCTGGTATTTTATTTATCAACATTCTTATCTCCTTTGTGCTTTTGTTTTCGTATTGGTTTAGGTTTCTTCTTGTCTGGTATAGACTGGGGCTTGTACTTTGGTTGCCGCAAGTCTTTAGCCATTGGGTTCTTAATCATCAGCTTCTTGCCTTTTTTTTCTTTCTTTATATGTTATCCAGTCTATAAAATTCCAAGCCTCATCATAGTCTGCATCCTCTGAGTAATACTCATATAAATCATGCATTACATACTCTCTTAGTCCATCTATATCTAAACTTTCGGCAAACTTTTTTACGGCTTCTTCAAGTCCATCCTCAAAAGCTATATCTTCTTCATCATAGTCATTCTCTACTAGTGGCATTTAACTCTCCTATCTAGTGCAGATTTTGCTGTTTCCAAATTAAATTTATTGTACGGATTAAGACTGCTAACATTCTTGTGTCCTGTTACAGACTGAATAGCTAAGTGATCCACCTGCCCTTCAATCATTTGTACTATACCAGTCTTACGTAGGTCACCCACCTGTAGATCATCAGGAAGCCCAGCAGTAGCCTTGACCTCTTTCAGTAAGGTGGTCATCTGTAAAACTGTTAGCGGTCTGTAAGCCCCATCAGAGGCCCTGTGGTGCGGTACTACGTATTGTTGAAACCCCCAATCCTTCTCTTGCTGCTCTAGCATAGGGTAAAGTTCATCTGTTATAGGCAACTCAACCGTAGCACCACGTTTAGTTTGTTTTATAGTTACTGATCTGTCCTCCCAATTGATATTGTTGAATGTTAGATTACGTATGTCCACTGGTCTTTGGCTCCACTCATAGCACATAAGGACTATCAACCCAATGTTTCTCCACTTAAAGTCTGTGAATGCTGTATCCAGAAACGACATAACCTGTTCATGTTTCCATATCACTGATCTAGGTTCACTGGTTCTTTTCTTTACTCTCTTCATAGGATTTCTTGGTATCACTTCCCTATCGACATAGTAATTCATCAACACAGAGAATACCCTAGCTAAGTGATTAGCGTTTGCTGTACTGTTTTCAAACTCCCAAGTATCATACAACTCATTGCATATATCAAAGTCTATCCTTTCTAGTATTTTCCTAGCCATAGGTATACCATATACTTTAGTATCATTAATACTAAGTAAGTTATATCTATAAGTTCTCTTAGTATTATAACTAAGAGAATTATAAGTCTTACTATCTAAATAATTAATGATAGACTTGTTGAACCTCATAGTTTTACCTTTCGTTTTAACTTACAGTTAATTATACTCAAGTAGTTTTTATAGTCAACCCCTACAATTATCTTTGTAAATCATAGGGGTTTTTGTGCAACAGTTATTCGCACATACACTTTACTTGACAAAGTGCTGGAAAGGCATCACACATTTTAAACTGAAGTAAGGATAGCTGACGTGCATGACGCATATCTAGGTCAAAACATTCTCTGATGTTTCCTTCCATTTCATCCAACAGGTTCCACACATTAGTGATTACCTCACGTTGTTTTTTTGTCAGATGACTAGCGGCATCATCAAGTGCCTTGTCTCTTGCGTCACGTACCTCCTGCCACTTTGCCATTCTTACTTCTGATTCTGTCATTGTCATGTTCTTACTCCTCTCCTAAAAGATTTAACATCTTTAAAGACTGTTCATGCAATTTTTTGTATCCTTCAACTTGAACCTCAAGTTTAATTATTTGTTGTGCTAATTCTATCTTTGCATAGAAGTCACACAAATCCCCTACTCTATCCTCATTTACCCAACTAAACACCTCAGGATAAACCCTTTTTATTTCTGATACATTTATTTTATAACTCCCATCTGGATTAATACTATGGTTAATGCGCCCATCCTTACACGCCTTTGATATGGTGGGCTTTGATTTACCTGTGAGCTTAGATGCTTCACCTAGTGTTAAAGTTTTCATGCGTAGTCTACCTCCTTCAAAACATTGGATACCAAATCGCACCATCATCAATCATTTCTTTTACGTGTTCTAGCTCACTGCTTGCTACGTCAGCCCTTTGAATATCTCCCAGCCATTCAGCATCAGATATTTCTTTCTGCAAGTCTATGCAGTATTGGTGTATCGGTATTACATCTTCATATGTCATGGTATGTCTACCTCCTCTAGTGTGATTACGTATTCTCTGATAACCAAACCATCAGAGTTTGTGACTATGATATTGTCAGGCAGGTCAGGTAGTTCACCTGAGAATAGTCTGTCTCGCAGATCTTTTCTATCCTTAAAAGTTACCATCGACAAGTGTTCCTTGTCATCTGACTTCTGTTTCCATATAGCTATGTGCATTGTGTTACCCTTCATTTGTTACCTTTGGTGTATCAATAAGGACAACCTCTTCTTGTCCCTCAAGGTAGTTTTCTATTGCTTCACGTACCCACCAAAGTTCTTTTGCATTTTCTTCGTACTCAACTCTAAATACTACTCTTGTTTCTACATAATACATCAGTCCATCCTTGTTATAAAGTATGTTTCATTAGGCATAGGCAAGGCAACAATTGCACTTTCATAAAAGTACACAGTACCCCAACAGCATTGCATCTTACCTACCCAAGGCATCACAGGGTCATCATCATATTTAGACTGATAGTCGCCATTAGCCAACACTTCACCACTAAACTCATACAGACCACCAAATCCATAGGCTACTTCCATAAAGTCTTTTAGCGTTTGTGTTTCCCTGCCAAACATATCATAGTCAGCAACCCAGTAAGGAAGTATACCCAACATTTCCTTGAGGTGTTCTTCTGGCACATCAGGAAATGCGCCAGTGTTGATAGTAAGTGGTAAAATATTATTAAGCATCATGATACCTCCGCTACTGTGCCAAACAAAAGCTTGGCTGTATAATCATCAATCACGTAGCGTTGTCCTTTAGGTGACTGTGCTACAATCCAAGGACGCTTACGTGCCTTTGTGTTGTACCCTACAAGGTATACCATCATGCCTTGCAAAGATGCAACCTTTTCTGTGTCAAGGTCACTAAGCTGCGCCATCTGTTTTAGGTGCTTTTCTTCTGAGGTTTTAGCACCGTCAATAAGCACCTTGAGTTTAAAGGTAGCCTCGCCACCGTCATAGCTACAGTTGCCTATCTCAAAGGTGTAGCCATCAATACCGTTGTTGTTAAGCACGTCATTAAGTTGATTTCGTAGCTCACGCAGTACTGGTTTTGTAAAGGTTGTCATCTGTCTTTCCTTTCTATCTCTACAATGTCGTGCATGATGTTTTGCACTGTGTCAAAGATTTCATTAAACCTGTCTTGTGCGTCTTCTGTAAAGACTTCATCACCGTTTTTATCTAATGTCCAAGGGCTACCTAGACGAGCATTAAAATCGTGTATGTCTTCTAGCCAAGCACCTGCAATAGTTTCTGATAGTTCTACGAGTTGTTCTTCTGTCATTGTTTTACCCTGCGAAGTGGCAAAGTTTACGCTTGGTGTCACGGTTTGCTTTGTGTTCCATGTATAGGCTGCGCTTCCCTAAGTGAATAGCAGTCATACAACCGTTACGATCAATCTTGAAATTACGCTTCACATTCTTACGCTTGCGGTACAATCCCTTGTTACCTGCAAAGTTAAAACGAAAACCTTTTGTGCCATCATTCAGGGGCTTTGTTGCGAAAAGTACAAACATTTTTTTCTCCTCTTTGTTTGTGTTCTGTCCTAAGTCTATTTCATGTTTCCCAGTATTGCAAATGTTACGTTACGTCACATTGGTAGTGGTGAAGTATGGGCAGCCCAAACAGCCCTAGCGAAACCTCTAGGCGTAGCACTACGAATGTTTTTAGTCTTCATAGACTTACCACCTAGCTTGAGGTGCTGCCTACTGTATCCCTCTTCTGGCGATACTCTTTCCTTGTATGGCATACGAAAACCACCACCAGTCCACAGGCAAGTTTTCTTTGGGTAGGCATCCCTTGGCGCTATATAATCAGGCCATTTAGGATGATCTGCTTTCTCTTTGGGTATGTATCCACCATACTCGTATGGGTGAAAACTATAGTCAGGTTTACGCCAGATTGTAGCCAGTACAGAAACAGGATTTTCTATAAAATAAGGGCATCCAAAGTCCTCAAATAGGTCAGCACAATTGCTTGCGTGTTTACTTGCTTTGATTTGAAAAGCAGGGTCAAGCTCTGCCTTACGCTTGAAGTGTGCCGCACCAGAAACAGCCAAGTCTGTGCATACAGGAAATGCCATACCAAATGCGACACGCTTTCCATTGAAACGGTTAAAGATATCCTTGTGTGTATCAAAGTCGTGTAAATCAGCATGTATGTAGGTTACACTACCACCACCAGCGAAACGGTCAACTATCTCGCCAGTATGTTGTATGTCAAAGGCATAGCACGTATAGCCAGCTTCAGCCCATGGTGTTAGTGCTTCCCCTGTATAATCATACAGACTTAATACTATTTTATTTTTATTTACGTTCATTTTACACCTCACCAATTTATGACCATAAGATAACAGAACACCACCACCACCAAAGTAATAACGGCACCAATCAGCATTGAACCTAGTAAACTCATGTTAAAACCTCCAATCTGTATATAGGTTTTCTGCTTTTCGTTTATCTTCTAAAATATCTCTGATAGCCTTGTGTCTATCCTTCCTACGTTTTCTAGTTTTGGCATCATCACTGAGGTAACTTTTCCAAATGATACGAATAAAATCAATATCACTTGCACCTAGACCGCCAGCATCATTTTCAACCATAGTATACAAACTCATTTGTAGAACCTTTCATATAGATATTTTAGTTTCTCTTTTTCTGGGTGTTTGTGTATCCACATCCCACTGTCAGCAACAAAATGCTTTTCAAAAAACTTGTCTAGCGTTTCATTACCAGTTTTCTTTTTGGTGTCTATCTGTTGTGACAATGCGTCAAAATCACCATCAGACATAATAGGTGCGTCAAGATATTCATAGGCATAAGCTGCGACAGAAATCTTGATACGGTTTCTTGTCTCTTCATTAATCATTTTGTTTCATCCCTAAACATTAATAGTTTTTACTACGCAACGACAACCAGTCTCATGCTGTGCATTAAAGGATGATAGCATAGCATCATTGTGACAAGTATAATCAGCATAAACATAAGGTTCGTCATCATAACAAATTACGACATATATTTTCATTTTGTTTTACTCCGCTTGATTGATTAGCAATTAGCATCAGTCTAAACCGATGCTAATTAGAAAGCAATCATTTTTTGCAAGCGTCAACCGCAAGTGTCCAAATATTTATGCACTCAACATGAAACCTTGAAACAATATCACCAGTAACTAGTGATCTATTTGCCTGATTACCAGCAACATAATCACACCAGCTATTCCACCAGTATTCACTACCCTTTTGCTGGCATAATTCAATGTAAGTAGCTATCTTTTTACGCTTGCCCTTGTCTGACATGGTGGCAGGAATTTTTGTGAAGTTTGCATTCATGCCAAGTCTTTTAAGATTGTGACTATCCAAACAAGCGATATTAAAACCTAGCATCTGGCAAACGAAAGACGCTTTAACCATGCCTAAATTAGGAACATTCATGAATAATAGGATAGCTTCCGTTATCCCTTCAACGCTATCATATCCAAACTTATCAGCTATATGCATTGCCTTACCATATAGCCAAGCATCGTTTTTGATTGCATATTCTAAACCCTCAGCTTTCAAGCCCCAAAGACAATTAGCTTTGTACTTGTCCTTAATTACTTTTTCAGCCTGTCCTGTGCAAGTTTGCAGTCCAGATTGAATTGTTGAAAGTGTAAAACCTATAATAGGCGCTACGCTGTTTTGATACTTTGCTAAGTTTGCAATTTCTATACAATCTCTTTTATACATTTTATTGTCCTTTCTTGTTTGTTTGGTAGTCATGCCACAGTTTTAAAATATAGTCAACCAAGTCTTTTTCTATTTGGTCATGATATGCGTTATTTGATAGTTTCATTTTATTAGTCCTTTTATTTATGTTGCGTCTGAAAACCAGAGACACCAAAACCAAAAGATAGTCAATTGTTACGTTACGTCACAAATAGTAATGACCATAAAAATATAGGGGTGGTATTCTGGAATAGGCGAAAAAGAATGGGGGATATAGTTTTTAATGTTGTTATATTCTCTTTTTATTTTGGCTGGGAATTATGCATCACTTTCAAAATCCTGGCCAACTGGTTAAAATATCTGCTATTTTTACTGTCAGATGCAGATAAACAATAAAATATTGTGTATAACTGTCAGTAATAACAGATAGTTACATAAAAAAAGTCTAGCAATTCTAGAAACTGGCAGAAATAAGACCCCTCATCTATACCGTGCATGGGCCACCCCCCGGTAGTACGTAGCGTATGTACACCCAATGACAGAGATGGGCATTTTAACTTTGGTAATATTTTGTAACAAAACGTGATAATTAATAATTTTTAAGTGTAAGGAATAATATTAAGAAAAATTAAAAGAAAAATGAATATTTTTTAAAAAAACCTCTTGACATGGCGGGTGAAGGTGGTATAATATAAAGTATACTATAGATTATAACTTATATTTATACTAAAAGTATAACACCAACATCAAGTTTAGTAAGTTATTAGTCTAACTATAGATTAATCTATAGTATATACTAATAGATATACTTAAAGTATGTCTTAAAGAACATCTTTTTCTGTCGTCATTTTTGAGCGAAGCGAAAAAAATATAAAATTGGTGATAAAGGTGTTGACATTCAGAATAATATAGAGTATAACTACGCATGTCTAAACCAAAATTATATTCTTCAGACAAAGTTATAGAAGAATTTTATGAAGCTCTTGCAAGTGAAGACGAAGGAAGAGTGCGAAGAGTGCATATTCCTAGATCTGATGTATTTTATGTTAGAGAAAAGATCTTCCAGGACACAGGAGTCAGATATTCTTTAGATCATGTAGAGCGTGCAATGTATTTAGAAGGTATGTTGGACGCTAAAGACGTTTTAGATCCTAAAAGAAAGAGAAAGTATGGCTAGTACAATTATTGATGACTACAAAATCTTCCCAAGGTTGATGATGTTGGTAGTGACTATCCTAACTTACCAGTCTGTACACTGGTATATGTCTTTACCTGATCCCACCAACGGTCAAGCAGGGCTTGTTTCAGTCTGTATGGGAGCATTAACAGGTTGTTTTGGCATATGGATGAATAAAGAAGCTAAGACAGATAGAGGCACTAAGTAATGTATATAATTGTTTTATTAATGTTTGCAGGTGGAGGTCACAAGGTAGCTTCAGATCAAATATTGTACCCAAATCAAGAGATGTGTGAAGTTGCAGAAGCAGTATTACTGCAGAAACTAGAGGCTTCTAAGCCCACTCCAGACTCTTTTGTAATTACTAAGTGTGTAGAGATGTCTTTTGCTAAAGAATCAAAAGGAATATCACTATGATCCAAGCATTAATAGGACCGATAGCAGAACTGGCTGGTGGATGGCTAAAGGGAAAAGCTAGTGCACAGGCTGCAGCATCCAATCTTAAACTTGTAGAGGCAGAAGCAAAAGCTACCATTATGAAGTCTGCTGCTACCTCAGAAGCCGACTGGGAAAAAGTTATGGCCCAGGGAAGTCAGTCCTCATGGAAAGATGAGTGGCTGACAATTTTATTTTCAATTCCATTAATTTTAGTATTTACTGGAGACTGGGGCAGAGAGATAGTAGCAAATGGGTTTGTTGCTTTGGAAACAATGCCTGAGTGGTATCAGTACACACTGGGTGTAATTGTAGCTGCTAGCTTTGGTGTTAGATCAGCCACTAAGTTTTTTGGGAGAAAGTAAATGGCAGCACGTAAAAAACCTGCAGCTAAAAAAGGTATGGCTATTGTAATATCTGTTGGTGCTGTTCCTATAAAAAAGAAAGCACCACCAAAAAAGAAAAAACCTGTGAGAAGGAAAAAGAAATAATGGCATTCAAGTTGAGTGAGAGAAGTCTTCGTAAGTTAGAGGGTGTAGAAAAAGACCTGGTTAATGTAGTTATGGAAGCCATCAAGTTAACTAAGGTGGACTTTGGTGTTACCTATGGACTACGCACACTAGAACAACAAAAAGAATTATTTAACTCTGGCAGATCACAAACTATGAAGAGTAAACACTTGGATGGTAGGGCCGTAGATGTTGTAGCGTATTTTGGTTCTGATATTTCTTGGGAGTTAAATGTTTATGATGATATTTGTGATGCCTTTGCAGAAGCTGCTAGAAGAAATTCTGTTCCTATTAAATGGGGAGCAGCATGGAGTGAGGGAGATATTAGGATGTATCAAGGCACTGCAGAGGATGCCATGAATGCGTACATTGACCTTCGTAGGTCGCAGGGACGTAGACCATTTATTGATGCACCACACTTTGAAATGATTTGACGGTAAAAGTTTTTTTAGTATGAGTAATAATATATAGTGGGGGAGTAAAAAGAACCGTCCTTGTTTTCCCCACAGATTAGGATTAGCATGGCTGAGAAAAAGAACCGTATAGGCAAACGCAAAGGCACAGGGATGAAAGGGTTGACCATTAAGGGTGGTCATAAACGTCCTACAGAGTCTGGTGCTGGCATGACAGAGAAAGGTGTTAGGGCGTATAGACGTAAGAACCCTGGATCTAAATTAAAAACTGCAGTAACAGAAAAAAGCCCTTCTAAAGCTAGAGCTAAAAGACGTAAATCCTTTTGTGCTAGATCTGCAGGACAGATGAAAAAGTTTCCTAAAGCAGCTAAAGATCCTAACAGTAGATTACGTCAAGCAAGAAGAAGGTGGAGATGTTAAATGCTATCACCACCAATACAAGCGTTAGGCGGTTTACTTGTTTTTTATGTAGGACTAAAGTTATTTAGTGGTGGCATGAAAAACATGGGTAATATAGAACACCTGCAATGGTTTCTAGGCAACCCTATCTATATGTTCATAGGTGGGATAGCAATGACCCTAGCTTGGCAG